ACAAAATGATCGAAAGACAAAAGGATTGAAAGATGAAATTAAAAGAACTAGCAAAGAAACCACAACTTGTAAAAGTAACATTAGACAATGAAGACATTGTAGAACGTTATGGAGAACCAGTTGATTTTTGGATTTATGATAGATACGAAATGGATTTGTATCTAAAACTTATGCACAACGAAGAAAAAGATTTTGTTGGTCTAAGTCAAACAATCAAAGACATGGTAATGGACGAAGATGGATCGCCAATCTTTAGCGATGGTGAGATTATTCCTGCTGACGTTCTTACTAAAATGGTAGAGGAGGTTATAGGACATCTGGGAAACTCAATAACCCAGACTTCCGCAGCATAACACCCAAACTCAACACATATTTGAGTTTGGATTTTGTTGCAAAACGTTATGGCAAGTTGCCAAGTGAAGTTATAGAGTCTGGGAGCAGTATTGATTTACAAATAGCAAATTTGGCTGTGCATTATGAAAACTATTTGCACAAAAAACATCAAGACAAAGCAGATGGTAAAATAACACCTAATCTAAGTCAAGAAGAAATGCAAGCAATGTTAGATAAAGTTAGGAGCAAAAAATGAGGTTAAGGCAAACAAGGAATGAGATCAGTCCTCATATTGTTAAAGTAATGGCTGAACTCAAAAAAATACCTTTTGATGCTTATAACTTCTTTAGAGGCACTACTCCTATTAGGACAGGCAATGCTCGCAACAACACAAACTACACAAAAACTTCAAGCGGTGGTAGTATAAGAGCAGACTATCCTTATGCTAACCGCTTGAATGAGGGATATAGCCGTCAAGCAACTAATGGTATGACAAAACCAACAATAAATGAAATAAGACGTATGGTCAGGAGGGCAAGATAATATGGCTGTAATTAAAGATAGATATCAACTAGACGTTGATGTCAACGGCGCAACACAGGCCTTTGCTGGCCTTAGAACTACAATTGCAGGATTTGTTGCAGTTTTAGCAGTTAGAGAAGTTGTGCAGTTTGGGCAAGCTATTGTCGATAACGCAAGACAGTTTGAACAATACAACAACCAGTTAAAACTTATAACTGCAAATCAACAAGATTTAGCAGACACATTTGACAGATTATATAATGCAAGCAGAAATAACAGATCAGATTTTGGTGAAACAATCAACCTGTTTACAAAACTTACACTTGCAACTGAAGCACTTGGTAAAAGCGAAGAACAAGTTTTAAGAGTTACTCAAAAGTTCCAACAGGCTTTGGCTATATCAGGTGCAGATGCTAACACTGCATCAGGTGCTATTAGACAGTTTGGTCAAGCAATGGGATCAGGCAGTGTTAGAGGCGATGAGTTTGTTAGTATCGTTGAAGCACTTGGACCAGCACTATCTATTATGGCACGTGAAAGTGGCTACACTGTAGGCGAACTCAGAGAGCTTAGCCAAGCTGGCGAACTTACTAATGATGTGTTCTTCACAATGGTTGAAAACAGTAAAGCAGTTACACAGGCCTTTAATGCTATGGCAACTACAACAGATCAACTAGAAACACGTCTAGGAGATACGTTTAGTTTAGTAATCGACAAGGTTGATAAAACTGTAGGATTTACAGAAGCCTATAGAAACACTATTAGAGCACTAGATAGAGATCTAGGCAGATTGTTTAATGTCAATCCGTTAGAGTTTCTCACAGACGGTCAAGTTTTAGAACAGGTTGAACAAGAACTACTCGGAGTAGATGATGCTCTGTATGAAATACAACAACGCATCAAAGATTTTAGCGGCTTAATTAATCCTTTTACAGGCAACTTCTTATTTGATGAAGATCAAAGAGCATTTGAAAATCTAAAACAAATCGAATCTGCCTTAGAGGATATGGTAGAAGCAGCAAAGGCAGCATATGAACAAGGCCAGCAAGACGTTGCTATTGAAAAAGAAAAAGCAGCGGCAAGAACAGCAGCATTAGCGCCGTTACAAGATTTACTATCTAGAACAGAAGAATATGTTAAAGCCAACGAAAAAGGTAGATCAACCTTAGAAAAACTACAATCCGCACAATCACAAGTTTTAGCAGATATAGAAAAACTCACAGAACTACGTGGCACAGAAATAGAACAATATGTAGATCTTGACGGGTTGATTGCAACCGCTACTCTAAGGAATCAACAACTTACAGCAAGTATCAACGATTTAACTAAATCAACAGAAGATAAAGAAGAAACATTTGAAGAATATTATCAATCTTTGATTGAACAGGCTCAAGAAGCACTCCAAGAAGTTGAGTTTGCTACAAGAGCAAAAATTATGCTTATGGAGGAAATGGGCAAATCAGGAGCTAACGTAGATCTTCTAACTGAAGCAATGAAAATGTTAGATGATCAACTTGGCAACACTGAAGCAGCAGAAGAACGCAATAGAGTTTTAGAAGAACAACAACAGTTGCTCGAACAGGCTACAGAAAGAGCAAATGCATATATTGAAGATTTAGGTCAAAGCACAGAAGATGCTCAGTTTAATCTAGAATCTTTGAACATGAATCCATTAGAAAAACAAGTTGCAAAAATTACACGTGATCTTAAACGCAATCTAAACCAAGAAGTGCAAAACTTGAATAAAGCACTTGAAGAAGGCGCTGATCCTGCAAAAATACAAGCACAGATTGATGCTATTACCAATGCTACAAATAGAGCTATACAAGCACAAACAGATATCGCAAAACAAAGCTATGAAACACAGAGAAGCTTCAGTTTTGGATGGGAAAAGGCTTTTGATGAATATGCAGAAAACGCAACCAATGCTGCAACATCTGCACAGCGTATATTTGAAAAGACCACAAGAGGTATGGAAGACGCTATTGTAGGTTTTGCAAAAACAGGTAAGTTTGAATTCAAAGATTTCTTAGCTACTATTGCTGAAGAAATACTACGAAGCCAAGTTAGAATATTGATTGGCAAATTATTTGGCGGTATAGGAGGCGGCAGCACAGGAAACAGTAGAAGTGGTTTTGCAGGTTTCTTTGCTAACGGTGGTATGATACCAAGTGGGCAGTTTGGTGTTGTTGGTGAAGCAGGACCTGAACTTGTAAGTGGTCCAGCACAAGTTACACCATTAGGTGGCGGCGGAGATACAGTTATCTACAACATCAGTGCAGTAGACGCACCAAGTTTCCAACAGTTGATTGCAAGAGATCCCAAGTTTATACACGCTGTATCGGAAAAAGGTAGGCAGACCGTAGCAGGAGGTAGAAGATGACAACAGCATTCCAACAAGTTATAGATAATGCTACAACCATTAGTATTAGCAAACGCAAAAAGATTGGCACCACAGTTGCTAGAGATGGCACAGTCAAAGCAACCAGTTTAGGAGGCCAAGTTTGGCAGTTTGAAGTGCAGTTGCCAACAGGACCAAAATACAGCACCTATAGATCTTTTATTGACAAAATAGAAGCACTGGACAGGATCACCACAGGACAGATACAGTTGAACAACAGCGGGCATTCATATATCAGTGAATATCAAGGCAATGTAGTTGCGCCAAATAACATCAGTGTTAGTCATACGTCAGGCAATACTGTTACAATCACAGGCGGACTAGGCGGACTAAGCAGCGGCTATGTGTTAAAGTCAGGTGATTTTATACAACTAGGCACAAGCGGCAGCGTTTATAGTGTTGTAGATGATGTAGCGTATAACCAAACCACTGTCACACTACATAGACCAGTAAGAGAAAGTGCAGGTTCATATACATTACAGGTTGGACCAAGTTGTGTGTTTGATGTTGTATGTGTGCAGTTTCCAGACTGGACAATTTGGGGTTATGATCAAATAAGATGGAGTGGACCGTTTATATTTGCGGAGGCAATCTAAATGATTAATTTAAGCACATACGATAGTATACAGACCAACTTATTTGTTAAGATTGCATATCCTGATGGCACTACAGATTTAATCAGTGACTATCACAAAGATTACACAATAGACGGTGACATATACAACGGATTAGGTGAGTTGATTAGTGTAAGTCCAACAGAAGACAATCTACGTGCAGCCCCAGGTAACATTGAAGTTGTTATAAGTGGTTTGCCTGTTTCTACTGTGCAAGGAGCACTAGCAGCAGATCTAAAGGGCAGTGACATAATAGTGTCTAGAGCATTTTTTGATGCTGACACAGGAGAACCTTTGGTGTTGAGTGAAAATCCAGCAGGCAAGTTCTTAGGTATTATAAACAATTTTAGTATTGAAAACAGTTTGTCGATGGGCGACGATACTGGCAGTGTAACTATTATTTTAGAATGCAGCAGCATTTTAGAATATTTACAAAACAAGATTGCAGGTCGTAGGACCAATCCTTTGGATCAAAAAGCCTATGACAGCAATGATTTAAGCATGGACAGAGTGCCTAGTTTAGCAAGAAGTAATTTTGATTTTGGAGCGCCGAAGTAATGGGTTTTTTAAGTGGATTAAAGAATATTGGTAAAAGCATATTTGGTTTTTTAGGCAGCAATAGTTTAGGTGCAACACTAGCAAAAACTGTTTTAGCAGGATTTGCGTTAAACAAACTAACCAAATCAATCAATAAAGAAAACAAAGCAGCAACAACAGAAAACATCGACAAAGGTGTAAGATTACAAATACCTCCAGCCAGCAGCAACAAGGTGCCAATCTTATACGGTAAGGCACATTTTGGCGGTGTTATTACAGATGCAGAACTTAGCAGTGACAATCAATCAATGTTCTATTGTATGACTCTTGCAGAAAAAACAGGCACATTACGCAGCACTTCGACAGGCAGTGCATACACCTTCAAAGATGTGTATTGGAATGACGAACGCATTGTTTTTAAGAGCGATGGCATAACTGTAGATTACACAGTTGACAGGACAGGTGCATTTGATAGATCGCCAAGCGGATTGATACAAGTGTATTGTTATGCAGGCAACTCTACAGCAGGCACAATACCTGAAAACTATAGCGGCACAACACCAGCAGCATATTCAGTGATGCCAAGTTGGACAAGTAATCACACTATGACAGATTTAATTTTTGCTGTTGTTAAGATTACCTACAACAGAGAAAAAGGTATAACAGGACTTGGTAATTTTACGTTTGAAGTAGAAAACACAATGAAAGATCCTGGCGATGTGATTTACGATTTGTTTACCAACGATTTGTATGGTGCTGGCATACCCGGCATAGGTGTTGACACAGACAGTCTTGATGATCTAACAACCTACAGCCAAACCAGTGTAAATTTTGAAGATCAAGCATTAGGCACAGGACAAGTATTAGCAGACAGATATCAAATCAACGGTTTGTTAGACACAGAAGCAAATGTGTTTACAAACATAGAAAAGGTTTGTAACAGTTGTGCTTCGTGGTTGAGTTTTGACAGTTATCAAGGTCAGTTTAGTATTATCATTAACAAAACAGGAACAAGTGTAGCAAGTTTTGACAACAGTAATATTATTAGTAACATAACAGTGCAAGGCACAGGCATAACAGAAAAATACAACAACGTTAAGGTTGAGTTTCCTAACAGAGATATTAGAGACAGAAGCGATTATGTAAACATCGAAATACCAGATGTTGATAGAAGCGGCAATGAACTTGATACTGTGCTTAACATTGGATACGAGTTGGTTAATGAAGCAATACAAGCACAAATATTAGGTTTAGTAGAACTTAAACAAACTAGAATAGATCTTATTATACGTTTTGAAACAGATTACAGTTATATGAACTTGCGAGCAGGAGAAATTATTAGTGTCACAGATGATGTTACAGGTTTTTCTAACAAACTGTTTAGGATTATCAGCATTCAAGAAAATCAAAC